TCATCTCCCCGAATACTGCACCGATATCTTCGTCATCCATTTCGTAGGGCAGAGCAATGGCGCGTTTAATTTTCCGGATTCTGGCTTTTTCGTCCTCGTTCCGGATTTTTGTCAGGTCTGCCGCGCGGTAGGCGATACGCTCCTGACAGCGGCTTTCCTTCGGCAGAGCGGAAAACAAAGTCAGGAATTCCCACCAGTGCAGAGATTCCGCCGTTCTCAAATCCATCTGATAAAACCGCCGGAAATCGCCCAGAACACAGGCGGCATCAATGCACCAGTGAAAGACCGGCGGTCTGATTTCCGGCTGAATGATTCCGGAATCATCGTCGCTGTCTTGTTCGGGATGATAGTTCAGCGCATCCGCGTGATAGAACGCGAGCAGTTCCAGAATCATTTTTTCGGTTGGTACAGGCATAGGACGCTGTTTCAGAAGCATGAGCAGAGCCATTGTTTTTTCTGTTTCCGGGACAGATTTGTCGGCATTCAGGTCAGAAAAACGCAGCCATTTCCGGAAATCCGTACAGATTTCATATAATTTCCCGTCAATCCGGATACTTTCCGGGAACGGCTCATAGAGAACATTTATCATTTTCTGCGCCGTTTCTGCTGTTTCCGTCTCTGCTGACGGTTTGCCGGAGCAAATTCCAGAAGTTTTTCGGCGCGTATTTTTGCGGATTCTGTCTGCTGTTTCCGGACAAAGTCCAGAAAATCAAAATAGATATGCTCATACTCTCCGGAATTCAGAGGAACATCCCGGAAAATCTGCTGTGCGGCATCTTCGCCGAACAGATTCGCGAACACATGAAGATATAAATCACAGTAAGCACGGATTCTTTCCGTCGCTTTCCCGGTTCTGGAAATTTTCTGTTCTTCCTCTTTCATCTTCTGAAAAGCGGCTTCATAGCGTTCCATTGTTTCCAAATCCTCTAAGTCCAGAGGAAGGGAAAGACCGCTGATTTCCCAGTGTTTCAGGCTCATAGGCGCACCTCCGTGTTATCAGGTATTTTCTGTAAACGTGATAGTCTGCCAGTTGTCTGTGCTAGATGCCATACCGTGAACTGCCTCGCCGGTTGCCTTGAATGTACCGGAATAGGTGTAGACATTGGCATCGCCACCCTCAGAGTTCGGAATGACGGAATAATCACGCTGAACTGCCTCTCCGGTAGCAGTATCCACCCAGACGAGCGTACGGACGGCAGTTTCGCCGACATATTCGTTATTTGTAATTTTGATAATATCCGCCAGAACTTCCTGATTGTTATGCTTGTCGAACGCATAGGCAATCTGCGGAGAATAGCCGACAACGTCGGTTCTTTCGTTGGCTTCGTCCACATATTTGCGCGTGTGTTCTTTCGGATTCTTGGTCTGTTCGAGCTGTGTGAACTTCTGCATTCTTCTGTAGGTCACGCCAGCCTGTCCGGTACTCGGAACACCGTAGAAACAGAGCGTCTTGTGTCTGGGCTGAATAAAACTTGTAGCAACTGCCATTAAAATCACTCCTCATAAAGTAAGCGTAACTGAATCTGATAACGCGCAGTTCCGGTATCCGCATCGAAGGCATAGCCTCCGGTCAGCACTTCCAGACTGACGGGATTCCGTCCGTCCAAATCCGGAAGAATTCCTGCATTGTCCCGTTCCAGAATCCAGTTTTCAAAATGTTCATAAAATGCGAGATTTTCGATTTGCCGGTTGACATCTTCGCCGTAGAATTCCCGGCTTGCGAAGATAAAAAGAAACTGTTTCATGCAGTCTCCGTCAACATATTTCTTAAAAATTCGTTCACACGGCACAGCCTCAACAGAATATTCAACGGGTTCACTGCCGAGGAAATCCACATATAAGCAGCCGTCTTTCAGTTCGGGGAACTCCATGACGAAATCACGGAGACATTCAATTACAGCTTTCATTTGAATTTCCTCCCTGCGCCGCTGAGAATCTGCTGTTTATGGTCAGCTTTCATGCGTGTGAGCCAGAATTTTCCCTGCAATCCGCCTTTGGCGCGTCCGCTGTAGTAGCGCGGACGGGCGTAATCAGCCGTATACTGCACCACGCCGGAGCCGATTTTTGTGCCGGACCATCCGGACTGCCGGAGATTTCCGGTCTGTTTCGGAACATAGGGTTCACAGCGGCGCAGAACCTCGCTGTCAACATATTCCTGTGCTTTCCGGAACTGCTGATTCCGCCGGAGCATTGCCGCCGGATTCAGGGAAACGCCCTTGAAATACATCATTCTGCTGTCACCTCGATATGTGCAGTTTTCGGGGAAGAATACCGGAAGTCCCTGACTTTCATAACGGTCATAGCAGACGGCGGCGGAACGGCATCCGGACAGATGCCGGAAACGATTCTTTCACCGGGTTTCGGAACGTAGTTCACGGAAACCGCCGGAATGAGAATCAATGCGCCGTTTTCTGGCGTTCTGGTGATGCCTGTGCCGGTGCTGATTTCCTGACCGCGCGTATCTTCCCAGTAGAGTGCGCCTTCTTCGTGCCGGATATAAGCCGGAGCGCGGTTGACCGTGGTCTTTTCCCAGACTGTACAGCCGTTCAGGTTTGTAAACATTACGATTCACCTGCCTGATAGAGTTCTACTGCGCCGAAGGTCTGCCGTTTCAGACCGAGCGTTTTCAGTTCGCTTTTCAGGAAATACAGGCTCTGTCCGGCATTCAGGTAAGTCGCTGTCAGACTGTACGAGCCGATGCTTTCTGTTCCCTGCACGACATTTCCGGAACCTGCCAGACTGTCAAGCGCACGGCAGACCGACTGCACAATCACGCTTTTCACGGCGAGTGCGTAATCTTCCCCGGAAACTTCGTCGGCAATCAGGGAATCAATTTCTTTGCCGTATTTCCGCGCCTCAAGCCGGAGATTTGCCGAAGCCTGCGGAAGCAGCACTTCCGCTGCATCCTGCTGCTGAGCGGTCAGTGATTTCAGAGCCATGATATCC